ATAGCAGACCAGTTCACAACCGTGTTTGCTAAATACAAGTTTCCTAGTTTTAGAGCCGCCGACAACGACCGCATATCTGGCTGGTCACAAATCCGTCAAAGACTGGTGGCAAGCCCACCTTTGCTCTACATATTTGCCACTTGCCCATACTTGCTAGAAACCCTACCATCCCTCTCTATAGACAAAAGAAGCCCAGAGGATGCTGATTCTACTGGAAATGACCACGCTTGCGATGCTTTGCGCTATCTGTGTAAAGGCAGGTTGTTAGACGCTAAGTGGGAACAACCAGCGGAGGTGTTTAATAAGGGCAGAGTAAAACTACAGGCTTACATAGCCCAGATGCGGTCACAACAGAAACGAGCGAAGATATGAGTGTGAAAATTAAGCCTTTGATCCAGAAGTATTCGCCAAAATGGTGGAAGGCTCAAATCACTCAATCCCAACAACGCCGCAAAAGATTCGTAGAACAAGCAGAAGAATCCATTCGAGTATACAACGCTCAAAAACAGGTAGGCATCCTAAACGATGCTGAACGCCGTTTGAACGTATGGTGGTACTGCGTAAACACTTTGTTGCCCGCTTACTTTTCCTCCACGCCAAAAGCAGAGGTAAACCTCCGCAAGCGCACAGGCGGGATACCTTACGAACTTGGTAGCGTAATTCTAGAACGTAACACTCAATACGTGATGGATCTGCACTTTGACTTTGACAAGGTAGGTTATAACGCTGCACTACAGTTTTTGCTCACGGGTCAAAGTGTGCTTTGGGCAAGGTACGCTGCCAAGTTTGAAAAAGTCCTGCAAGAGATTGCTGTAATTAAAGATCCGACAGGACAACTAATAGACGGACAAGGCAAGCCATACACAGGCGATCCTAGCATCCTCACACCCAGCGAAGGTAACATTCTTGTTGCATCGCTTGAGATAGACCAAAAGACATCAGAGAAAGCTCTACTCGATATTGTTCAATATAACGATTATGACTGCTCGGATGCTCGTACAGAGGATGAGATTGAGTGGCAAGCCCGCAGAGCTTTCCTAGATCGCTCACAAGCTGAGAACCTGTTCGGTAAGGACGTGGCAGAAGATCTTGTCTATGACTCGTTCCCAGAGGTAGCGAAGCGAGATTTAGCCCGCCGTGATGACAAATACGAGGGCAAAGCTGAACTACACGAGATTTGGTGCGAGGCTACAGGGAAAGTCTACTGGCTTCAAAAGAATGGTGAAAAGCCAATTATTGAATCGTCAGAGCCACCAACACGCTTTGAGCGGTTCTATCCTTGCTCCGTAATTAGGCAATCAAACGATCCAGATTCAGTTATTCCTGTTTCCGATTACACTCATGTTCGTGATCAAATCCTAGAAGTAGAGCGTCTTACCACTCGTATTCACGCTGTTACTCAGGCAATTCGCACTAACTTCCTTTATGACGCTGCGATGGGTCCAAACGTAGAGCAGTTGTTTAGTGGCGATTTGAAAGGCTCTCCTATCACTAACTGGCCTAGCTACAAAGGTCGTGGTGGCTTGCAAGCAGGAGTAGAGTTCTACCCAGTAGAGCCGTTTGTAAACGCTCTGAACGTCCTTCAAGGCGCTCGTACTAATGGACTCCAACAACTTTACGAAACACTAAAAGTATCTGATCTGCTTCGTGGTACAAGCGAGCAGTACAAGTCAGCCACAGCCAATAGACTTGAGAATCAGTGGTCGTCCCTCGGTCTTGTTGTGCGTCAAAACATGTTTAGCAAGTTTGTGTCAGATGCTATCAGCAATCTCGGCACAATTATCGCAGAGCAGTTTGACCCAGAGACAATCATGGAAGTTGGTGATGCTGATGCGCTCATTGAGCCAACTATCTACATTCCGCCGCCTCCTCCAATGCCTGAGATGAGTCCAGAGGGTATGCCACCAGGTGAGCCAGGTATGGAGATGATGCCACCTCCAATGCCACCACCGCAGCCCGATCCGTTGCAGAAGATAGACGAGATGAAGCAACAGATTATGGATATTCTGCGTGATAACAAGAAGCGCAGTTATCGTATTCAAATCGCTTCTGATTCAATGATAGCTATCGACCAACAGCAACAGCAGCAAGATGGCGCTATGCTCATCCAACAAGCTGGTGCGTTCTTTGACCAGATGCGTGGATTAGTCGAGCAATATCCACCATTATTGAATTTTAGTATCTCCCTGTTCCAAAACATGATTAAGCGAATGAAGGGAGGAAAGGAGCTGGATGGAATCTTTACTAAAGCTATGCAGCAAATTGGTGACATCGCTAAGGCGAAGGAAGAAGCAGCTATGCAACCGCCGCCGCCAGATCCAACGACTCTCGAAGTACAAGGTCGGCTACAAATCGCTCAAGTAGAGTCGCAAGCTCGATTGCAAGCCGCTCAAATGGATATGCAAGATAAGAGCACCAAGAACCAGCTTGCGTTCCAAGATCAGCAGCTCAAGATGCAGCGTGACCAACTAGATGCTCAGTTGCTTGTACAGAAACAACAATTCGAGGAGTACGTAAAACAACAAGAATTGGTACTAGCACAACAAGAATTGCAGATTAAGCAAAGCTCTGTCCAAGTGGATATGATGAAGATCCAAGCCACGGCAGAGGGCGAGGCAAACAAAGCTGCTATCAGCCAAGAGACTAATCGGATGTCACAGATTCTTGAAATACAGAAACTTGAACTGGAACAGATGCGAATCAAGTTGTCTGAATCAGAGAAACTGATGGAGGAGCGCCGATTGGCATCCGAGAGCCAGCTAGAGCGGATAAGGTTGCAGATGGATCAGTTAAATACCAGTCCAAAGATTATGGGATTCGGTAGCATGACTGGCAGAAGAAAGTCGGGGAAAATCATTACAGATGACAACGGCAATCCAACTGCAATAGAGATAACCGAACAACCAGAAGTAAAAGTACAACGAATTACATTAGACGAAGATGGTAACCCATCGGGCATAGAACTGGAGTAACGCATGACAAACGTATTATACCCAAAAGGCAAAGAAAAGTTTCTCAGTGGTTCGATTAATCTTCCCAGTGACACAATTAAAATTGGGTTGATTGATACTGGCGTTTATACCTACAACTCGGCTAACGAGTTTTGGTCTTCGGAGTCTGCTGCTTTAGTAGGAACCGCCGCCACGCTCGCCTCTAAAACAGTTACAAGTGGCACCTTTGACGCAAATGATGTCACATTTACCGCCGTAACAGGATCTAGCGTAGAAGCCTTAATCATTTACAAAGATACAGGGTCAGCCGCTACATCGCCATTGATTGCGTATATTGATGTAGCTGCAAGCGGTTTACCTGTTACGCCTAACGGTGGTGATATCACTGTAACCTTTAACGCTTCTGGAATTTTCTCGATATAACACTATGGATTACACAGCATTGTGCGATGAGTTGAAAAAGCCTGAGTATCAAGGCAAGTCAGATCAGGAAGCTGCTGACATGATCAACCTTAAGACGGAGGTTGTTAGGCGTCCCGTTGATTGTGGCGAGTTAAAGGCTTACGCAATTAAGGAAAAATTCTATGCGGATATTGAGGACGGTTGTACAGCTAGTGACGCAACGCAACGGCGTCTATGTAGAAATATCAAAGCATGGATTGATGACATTGGTGGACGTTTGCAAACGGTTAATATGGATGATCCGATTGCGAATGAAATGATGACTGGTTTAGTGGCGTTTGACATTATAACTGCTGCTGAAGCGCAAGCCATGGACGATATGGGAAATGTAACCGTAAAATGGACAGACCTTAATGGCTATCCAGAAATGGGAATCGGACTCGTCATAAATGCGAGGAATATAAATGGCTGATATAAAATTTAGTTATCCATCGTCAACTACGGCGACGATTACTCTAGCTAGCTTAGCATCGGATACAAACTTGCTTGCTGGTCGTCAATCGACAGAGATTGATAACACTACGAACAAATATCTTGATTATCTTATCTCAGGAAAGGTGCGGGTAAATACTGGTGTAGCTCCAACAACTGCCAGAGCTATTCAGGTATTTGTAGTCGCTATTGCTGATGGCACGACCTACCCCGATCAATTTACTGGCACCGATGCGAATCGAAGTTTGACCTCTGCAAACCACAAAAACTCTCTTTGTAGATTTGCGGCAGAAATGGTCATCGATGCAACCACTGGAGCGACTTACTGGTTTTCTGGTGTTTCTGTTGCAGCAATCTTTGGTGGCGTTCTTCCAACTAAATTTGTTATTTGGGCAGTTCAAAACACAGGGCAAACGCTTTCGAGTACAGCAGGAGATCACGCAATTTATATTCAGCCTGTATTCCAGACGGTG